TGCGCACCAGTGTTATTCGTGGATTTAGTGCCGTAATCAAACGACGATGTGGTTTTCGTCCCCAAATCCGTACTGGATACGCTGGCGCTGTGGGTGTGTGATTTAATGCCGTCCTGTTCCTGAGACAATACGGCTCGATCACTGGCGGGCTTGCCCTTAATCGTCCAGCCACGCATATCAGGGATCACGCCTGACGGATAAGCGGCTGCAAGTTTCGGGTAAGCAGATTTGTCAAAAGTCTGCCCCTGCATCAGGGCATAACCAGACGGAACGGTATCTGATGGCCACGGGATTGGTGCACCGACTGGATAAAACTCTGCAGGAGGATGAGCCGAGGTGTAAAGCTGCGCCCACGGCGACCAGTTTGCGCCGGTCATATCCCGTCGTGAACGAATAAATGCCGGAGCATGAGCACCGCTTGTACCACTCCAGCCGATGAGTAACTCACCTTCGCCAACGGCTGTCATCCCTTTCAGGTGAATGATATTTCCATACGCTGTTGGATATCCGTTGTTATACACCTCGTATAACTCAAGACCTGCTGCCCCCTGCGTATTGTCTGTCAGCGCGGCTATCCGTTGTCTGTGTACGGGGAGTTCTGGCTTTCGGTGCCAGCATCTGCGCCACACCACCGAGCACCATACTGGCACCGAGAGAAAACAGGATGCCGGTCATACCACCGGCCCCAATGGCTGCCCCCCATGCTGCAAGGGTGGCTCCGGCGGTAAAGAATGATCCGGCAATGGCGGCAGCCCCCAGGACAATCTGGAATACGCCACCTGACTTGGCCCCGGCGACTCTGGGAACAATATGAATCACAGCGCCATCAGGCAGAGTCTCATGTAACTGCGCCGTTAACCCGGACGTGCTGACGTCCCGCCCGGCAATCCGTACCTGATACCAGCCGTCGCTCAGTTTCTGACGAAACGCCGGGAGCTGTGTGGCCAGTGCCCGGATGGCTTCAGCCCCCGTTTTCACACGAAGGTCGATGCGGCGACCAAATCGTTGTAAATCCCCGTAAAGGCAGATGCGCGCCATGCCCGGTGACGCCAGAGGGAGTGTGTGCGTCGCTGCCATTTGTCGGTGTACCTCTCTCGTTTGCTCAGTTGTTCAGGAATATGGTGCAGCAGCTCGCCGTCGCCGCAGTAAATTGCGGCGTGATTCGGCACTGATGAACCAAAACAGCACAGCAGCACATCGCCCGGCTGTGCCGCTGACAACGGCACCTGATACAGCCCCGTCGCCTCCAGATTATCCAGATAGAGATTCTGGCCGTTACGCCACCAGTCATCCTCACGATGAAAGTCCGGCATCTCAATCCCCGCCAGATGATAAGCATCCCGGAACAGTGTGTAACAGTCCGTCACACCGTGCTCAAAGCGCCGCCCGGTGAGATGCGGCACACAGCGGAACTTATGAATCGTCCCCCGGCAGACCAGCCACCACGGCAAATCACTCTGCACCTGCAGCCGCCGGTCGGCCTCACTCAGCCAGGGCAGACCACCGGGGTGGCTGTGGACCAGCGCCACAATCTCACCCTGCATTTCTGCCCGCAGCCAGTCCTCCGGCGACATCCGGAAATACTCCTCCGGCTCACCGGAGATAACCGACACGGGCAGACTTCACCACATTCACCTCACGGATGTAGTCGCTGCCCATCGCATTCATGATGGCCCGCTGAAAGGGCAGTGTTTCCCAGCGCCCTTCCTGGTATGCGGATTCTTTCGGGAGATAGTAATTAGCATCCGCCCATTCAACGGCGGTCTGTGGCTCCGGCCTGAACAGTGAGCGAAGCCCGGCGCGGACAAAATGCCGCAGCCTGTTAACCTGACTGTTCGATATATTCACTCAGCAACCCCGGTATCAGTTCATCCAGCGCGGCTGCTTTGTTCATGGCTTTGATGATATCCCGTTTCAGGAAATCAACATGTCGGTTTTCCAGTTCCGGAAAACGCCGCTGCACCGACAGGGGGATCCCGTCGAGAATACTGGCAATTTCACCTGCGATCCGCGACAGCACGAAAGTACAGAATGCGGTTTCCACCACTTCAGCGGAGTCTCTGGCATTTTTCAGCTCCTGTGCGTCGGCCTGCGCACGCGTAAGTCGATGGCGTTCGTACTCAATAGTCCCTGGCTGGAGATCTGTCTCGCTGGCCTGCCGCAGTTCTTCAACTTCCCGGCGCAGCTTTTCGTTCTCAATTTCAGCATCCCTTTCGGCATACCATCTTATAACGGCGGCAGAGTCATAAAGCACCTCATTACCCTTGCCACCGCCTCGCAGAACTGGCATTCCCTGTTCCTGCCAGTTCTGAATGGTACGGATACTCGCACCGAAAATGTCAGCCAGCTGCTTTTTGTTGACTTCCATTGTTCATTCCACGGCCAAAAACAGAGAAAGGAAACGACAGAGGCCCAAAAGCTCGTTTTCAGCACCTGTCGTTTCCTTTCTTTTCAGGGGATATTTTAAATAAAAACATTAAGTTACGACGAAGAAGAACGGAAATGCCTTAAACCGGAAAATTTTCATAAATAGCGAAAACCCGCGAGGTCGCCGCCCCGTAACCTGTCGGATCGCCGGAAAGGACCCGCAAAATGATAATAATTATCATCTGCATGTCACAACGTGCATCTACGCCATCAAACCACGTCAAATAATCAATTATGACGCAGGTATCATATTAATTGATCTGCATCAACTTAACGTAAAAACAACTTCAGACAATACAAATCAGCGACACTGAATACGGGACAACCTCATGTCAACGAAGAACAGAACCCGCAGAACAACAACCCGCAACATCCGCTTTCCTAACCAAATGATTGAACAAATTAACATCGCTCTTGATCAAAAAGGGTCCGGGAATTTCTCAGCCTGGGTCATTGAAGCCTGCCGCCGGAGACTGTGCTCAGAAAAAAGAGTTTCTCCTGAAGCAAACAAAGAAAAGAGTGACATTACTGAATTGCTCAGAAAACAGATCAGACCAGATTGAAGCAATTTAGATAATCGTGCAGACTACACCCCTCATATCACATGGAAGGTACTACAATGGCTCAGGTTGCCATTTTTAAACAAATATTCGATAAAGTGCGAAATAATTTAAACTATCACTGGTTTTATTCTGAACTAAAACGTCACAATGTCTCACATTACATTTACTATTTAGCCACAGAGAATATTCATCTTGTTCTTGAAAACGATAATACGGTTTTAATAAAAGGACAGGGTAAGGTTGTAAATGTAAGATTTTCAAAAAATAAATGCCTTATAGAAGCCACCTTAAAAGGATTCAAATCAGGAGAGTTATCATTTTACGAATACAGGAAAAATCTTGCTACTGCAGGGGTTTTCAGATGGATTACAAATATCCACGAAAACAAAAGGTATTACTATACCTTTGATAATTCATTACTCTTTACTGAGAACATTCAGAACACTACACAAATATTTCCGCACTAAATCATAACGTCCGGTTTCTTCCGTGCCAGAACCGGACTCGCTGGCATGATGAAATATGTGTACCCGGTAACCCCGGTGTGCATCGTTTTTGATTATTCCCACACACTCGCGCAGAAGGAGTTCCCCGTCGGGCTACGGTCTCTGTTAATACGGGAATACGGCGACGATACAGCGCATGATGTGTCAGGCTTGAATACCTTTATCCTTTAAAAGGGATATCAGTTAAGTTATCCCGTGTAGGGTATAAGCCATTATCAAAGCCACTCTGTAGGGAATGGCTTTTGTGATGGCATCACTTACTCTTTACGCTGCTATCCCACTCATCCCGGAATTTTGATGGGTTATTGAAACCTTCTGCTGACATAACAACTCCTTCAATGTTTGGCTGAAATTAGGATGTCTTTCCATCAGTCCGCCACCACAAAGAATCTTTTTTGCCATAAGGCAGGAGGTTCATCTTTCAGTGGCTGCCGGTGTTATTTCCCCACTTACTGGCTTGGGTTGTTTCGTGGTACTGCCGTTAACTGGTGGCGCACAGATTTAGTTAAATCCGTTCTCGCCTGAACTATCTTTTACATACCCGGATTGTGGGGATGTAAATCACGGTTTCATTATCAAGCCCACCAGTAGATGGGCTTTGTAATGAAGAGTTGTTATGAAAATTGCTCTAAACAAGCATTAATAGCCATCAGAAGTAATCGCTACAGATTTCAATCCCTCAATGTCATCCTTGGACAGGGCGAACCATTCACCGTGCTTTCTCTTTGCGGCAAATTTGCGATGAAGCATGTTTTCAGTTTCTCTTCCACCAGGGATCAGGCACTCAAGCTTCAAGCAGTCTGGTCCAGAGTTGCCAAGCGATTTGATGCGTTGTGGAATGTTGGATGAATACCCAATTTTGGTTAGCCCAGTTTTCTTCGATGACAAAACGTATACCTGAGGAGGTTCTTTTCTCTGGTCTTCCATTACACGTCTCATTGTTGCCATAAGTCCGCCGTGCATCAGCATTTCAACAAAGAACGCTGACCGAACACCTGACGACTTAAGCATGCCAGAAAATTCACTTGCCAATTCCATTAACTCTGCGATGTTTTCAGGAACTTTTTGGCAGTTATCTTCCTTGTATAAGGAAATCATTCTTTGAAGCTTTTCTTCTAATTGGTTCATAGCGTCTTTACCTTTTAGAAAGTGAGCCTGTCTCACAGAAAAGCCGCCCCGAGATGGTCGCCACCATATACGGCAGTTCTCAGGCTCAACTTTCTGAAAGGCTCGGGTGATGTAATATGCGCGTGAGATGCGCTGTGAAATTCAGATGTAAAAAAAGCCCCGCATCGCGAGGCTCATTAAATGGACTTTGTGATTTGCAAAAAAATTATTTCAGGCATTGCGTCCTGATGTATTCCTGCAGGTAGTTAACCTGCGCGGTTATCTTGTCGATTCCACTTCGGAGACGGTAATAATTGAGTTCAGCATCTGCTGTAAGTCCTGGGCTTTCTCCATCGCCCATGCCGCTGGCTCCGGTCGTTGACTTTGCACAGGTGGCGGCGACTTGCAGGCGCTTACGCCCAGCAGAAACATCAGCACGGAGACTTTCGATAGTCGCGTTAGCATCAGCAAGCTCCTTTGTGTATCTTGCGTCGAGTTCTGCTACATCACGTTGACGCTTCCGCATGTCAGCGATGGTGGCGTTCGCCTTCTCCAGTTCACTGGCCTTGTTATCGCGCTGCTCTTTGTAGGCGATTGCGTTATCACGGTAATGATTAACAGCCCATAACAGGCAGACGATGATGCAGATAACCAGAGCGGAGATAATCGCGGTGACTCTGCTCATGCCTCAATCTCTCTGACCGTTCCGCCTGCTTCTTTGAATTTTGAAATCAGACTGTCAGCCTTATGCTCGAACTGACCATAACCAGCGCCCGGCAATGAAGCCCAGATATTGCTGCAACGGTCGATTGCCTGACGAATATCACCGCGGTCAATCATCGGTAAAGCGCCACGCTCTTTAATCTGTTGCAATGCCACAGCGTCCTGGCTTTTCGGAGAGAAGTCTTTCAGGCCAAGCTGCTTACGATAGGCATCCCACCAACGGGAAAGAAGCTGGTAACGTCCGGCTGCTGTTGATTTGAGTTTTGGGTTTAGCGTGACAAGTTTGCGAGGGTGATCGGAGTAATCAGTAAACAGTTCACCACCGACAATAACATCATAACCGTGGTTACGTGTCGGTTGTCGCCCGTTATCCGTTCCTTCTGACCATGCAACCATATCCAGGAAAGCTTTACGCTGGGAATTTAGTACCTGCATAAATTACTCCTTCGAGCTACCAAACTTGTTACCGATTACTCTCATTGCAGCCCCACGAATAGCATCGACACCGATCAGCCCCACCCCACCACCAATGGCAACAGAAAGCGATTTAGGCCATCCGACATACTCAAGCGCGGATGCAAAGGTCAACGTCAGAGCGCCACATAGCAAAATCTCGAGCGTTTTTCGCTTCCAGCCACCACCACCGCCAAAATAGGCGATGCGCAAACCAGCCATAACAATCGACATAATCACTGCGCCCAGCGGCGTATCTCCACGCCACCAGCTCTGAAACAACTCCAGCCAGTCCGGCCAGGTATTTGGGTTATGAGGCATTTCGTCATCTCTCACCTCGCGATATTTGCGGGTGCTGTGTTGGAAATAAAAAGGCCACGCAACGTGGCCACCAGAATTATTTCCCCACCAGTTCACTTACCTCTTTCACCGTCTGATTAAACCGCTCTGACTCAAGTTCAACACCTAACGCCCGACGCCCCAGCGCCATTGCCGCTTTTATTGTGGAACCGGATCCCATAAAGAAATCAGCAACCAGATCGCCTTGTCGACTACTGGCACTGATTATTTGCCGGAGCATATCCGCAGGCTTCTCACACGGATGTTTACCCGGGTAGAACTGAACGGGTTTATGCGTCCAGACATCGGTATAAGGCACGGAAACTGATACGGAGAAATAGCGCCGGAGAGTTTTAAACTCATCCAGCAATTCAGAATATTTGCGATTCAGTGAATCATAAGATGCCACCAGCTGGTGGTGTGGTTGTTCCAGTTGTTGTTCCTGAAATTTCTCTGCCGCTATACGGGAAAACAGTGCCTGCAACTTCCGGTAGTCAGCCTCATTCGGCAACTGCCACTGACTGGCACCAAACCAGTGGGAAACCATATTTTTCTTACCAGTGGCTTCGGCAATCTGTTTTGCCGTTATACCCAGTTCGGCACGAGCATCCCTGAAATACGAAATCAGCGGTGCCATTATGTGCTGTTTGAGTTGACTTTCTTTTGCCGCATAGCCGTCACTTTTGCCGCGATATGGTCCCTGGTAATGTTCAGCAAACAGAACGCGTTCTGTTGCGGGAAAATATGCGCGCAGACTTTCTTTATTACACCCGTTCCATCGTCCGGACGGCTTCGCCCAGATAATATGGTTAAGAACGTTGAAACGTTCACGCATCATGATCTCGATATCAGATGCGAGGCGATGTCCACAGAACAGGTAAAGGCTTCCGGCAGGTTTCAGCACCCGCCAGAACTGAGCCAGACAGTGGTCCAGCCACTTCAGGTAATCTTCGTCCCCTTTCCACTGATTGTCCCAACCGTTGGGTTTCACCTTGAAGTACGGCGGATCGGTAACAATCAGGTCAATGGAATCATCAGGCAGGGACTGAATAAAATGCAGGCAATCAGCGTTGATTAAATCAGTACTGTTTATTTTCACAGTATTTTTCATGGATCAGTAAGCGTAACTCTGGTAGGCTCACTCTGCTTTTGCGCTAAAGCAGTGGGCCGTGGTTCGCTTGTGACCAGTAAGCATGAGCGAATGGCTGGCAGGTGCTACCAACACCCACCAGCCGCCCATTTTCACAAATTAAAAGCCCTTCATTGCTGAAGGCGTCTGTAACAGCCGAACTGGTAATCTGCCAGCCCCGCCATAACCAGCTGGGTCAGTATTAACTGACAGCGTTCGCGTGAAAGGTATGTGTTTTGTGCAATCTCCCCGACTGTTGCCGGTTTGCCGTTTAATTCATTAAAAACAACTTTCGCCGTTTCTGTCATATCTAGCTGTTTTAGCATGTCTTTTTACCTTCATGGTTAACATGACATACCAATAACTCTTGTCTAAAAAGCCAGCAAGATAAAAAGTCAGTATTCACGACCACCAGCGTGTTTACCGTACTGCACCAGGTTTACAGGTACAAAAAAACCCGCTCGACGGCGGGTTTAAGCTGTGTGGCGAAGTAACCACTCTTAACAGCATAACCAATTTTTTACGTACGTAAACCTCTAAACAATATTTGTGAGAATGATATCGAGTGTTCAAAACACCACCACAATCACATAAGGAAAAATAAACAAATAATCATTAAATAATTTCCGACGTTATTTTCAGTGAATTTAAATTAAAGAGATGAATTATAGAACACTTATAAATAACAACCTTTAATATAATTTAGCTACCAAATTTATTTTCTTTCAGAGAATAGTCATGCACAGCATGCATTAGAAAAAGTTCAGATAAAAATAGAGATCTAGATCACAATTTAAATAAGAATCTAAAACTTACATCTTGAATTAATCACATTGATTAGATGAATATTTGTCGCGCAGGGCATCATTTTTTAATAAATGTTCAAAAAAAGGTCTCACGATGAAAAAATTAACAGTGGCAATTTCTGCTGTAGCTGCATCAGTACTGATGGCGATGTCTGCTCAGGCAGCTGAAATTTATAATAAAGACAGTAACAAGCTGGATCTGTACGGGAAAGTTAATGCTAAGCACTACTTCTCCTCTAATGATGCAGATGATGGTGATACTACTTATGCCCGTCTTGGCTTCAAAGGTGAAACCCAAATCAACGATCAACTGACTGGTTTCGGTCAGTGGGAATATGAATTCAAAGGCAACCGCGCTGAATCTCAAGGTTCCTCCAAAGATAAAACCCGTCTTGCCTTCGCTGGCCTGAAATTCGGTGACTACGGCTCCATCGATTATGGCCGTAACTACGGTGTAGCATACGATATTGGTGCATGGACCGACGTTCTGCCAGAATTCGGTGGCGATACCTGGACCCAAACAGATGTATTCATGACTGGTCGCACCACAGGTGTTGCAACTTATCGTAACAACGACTTCTTTGGTCTGGTTGATGGCCTGAACTTTGCAGCTCAGTATCAGGGCAAAAATGACCGAAATGAAGTAACTGAAGCTAATGGCGATGGTTTCGGTTTCTCAACTACTTATGAGTATGAAGGATTCGGCGTGGGTGCAACCTATGCTAAATCTGATCGCACTAATAATCAGGTTATCCTCGGTAACAACGGTCTGAATGCTTCTGGTCAAAATGCTGAAGTATGGGCAGCTGGTCTGAAATATGATGCGAACAACATCTATCTGGCCACCACCTATTCTGAAACCCAGAACATGACTGTTTTTGGTAATAACCATATTGCCAACAAAGCACAAAACTTCGAAGCTGTTGCACAATATCAGTTCGACTTCGGCCTGCGTCCATCCGTTGCTTACCTGCATTCTAAAGGAAAAGACTTGGGTGTTTGGGGTGATCAGGACCTGGTTGAATATGTTGATGTAGGTGCAACCTATTACTTCAACAAAAATATGTCCACTTTTGTTGACTACAAAATCAACCTGATTGATAAGAGCGATTTCACGAAAGCATCTGGCGTTGCTACCGATGATATCGTTGCTGTAGGTATGGTTTACCAGTTCTAATTTGATTACTAAAAGATATGTTGTGGGAGGCTTTGCCTCCCCAACATATAAGTGGCTCCCTCAAGCCACTTCCTTTAGAAGCACAACCTTGCTTCTAACTATACAAACCTTCTGTTATATATTACCCTTTATTTTTGGGGGCGCTTCAACGCCCCATTTTTAATAACTTTTAGTAAATAATTGGCGTATTAATTAGAGTTATTAACAACGATATCTATCTCTAACCGGATATCTAATGCCATTAACATCCCTTCAATTATGCCCTCAGCCTTTTGTAACCTTTTCCCGATATAACCATCAGAGCAGCAATGCTTACCTGCCAGTGACATGAATGTCATACCGACTATATAATAATCTACTAATAAATCATGCAAATCGCTGTTGTTCTTTTTCAGACGGGCCATGCACCCGCAAATGAT